TTAGGTTTTTTTACACTTGCCATGACCCACCTCTTTGTAATTGGCACCCGCTACAGGCTTGTTGCACGGGTGCCGGATGATTATTCGTTAAGCGACCGTGCCGTCAGACCCGTAAGCCAACTGCCAGAAACCATAACCGCCAGCTGCGCGCGCTTCAGCACCGAACTTAAATTTCTTGCGGTTGAATACATCGTCTGCTTGCGGATCCGTCTGCTCGACAAACACGGGCGCTTTACGCTCCTGGTAGATGAATGGCTTGACTGGCTGCGTCATATCCAACAGGAACCATGCGGTATCTGAGGTCAGACGAGCGTCCACCACCACTTCAAACGTGCCGCGATATGGGTTGGTATCATTGACCGCGAGGAATTCACTGTTACGCAGTTTCAGCGCGGTAGTTTCCAGAGCAGGTGGAACCAACAAGACGTTTGGGGTGATATTCAGTGGACGGCCTTCATCATCCTTGAATTTACGCATCGCCAGGCGCGCCGCACCGAAACTAGCCTCAGCTGCAGCACTAGATGCCGCTGACAGCGCCTTTGTACCCTTATTGGATACAGCCACACCACCGGCCATATGATCGATATCGAAGAAATATTGCCCGTCAAAACACAGCGACACAAAGCTCGCATTGATCAAATCCATGACGATTTCATCAGGCAATTGCTTAGCTGAAAAGCCTGCCATTTGTGCCTGAGGGGCATAAATCCCCAGCTGATCATCCTCGATATCATTGCGATCGACTTCAACTGTTGCCTCAAAGTCACGGTTAGGAATGCTGTATTTAAACGCTTCCAACGCCTTGACGTTTTTGTCGCCAACCCATGCGCGCATCTTTGGAAACTTTGACAACCATGCATAATCGTTCTGCGTGGTGGTTGAAACGATTTTCATCGCTACCTTTTCCCAATTGCTGGGCGCTGTATCAAAGGCGTTGTTGAATGTCGCTTTCAGACTGATGAAGATGTTAGAAAGATTTTGCTTGTTAACGATCAATCCGCCCATTGCAACGCTGATTCCGCCATCGTTAAATAGCGATTCAGCATGCACTGGTGAACCGAAGGCCAGCGCAGCAAAGGCCAGCGCAACAAGACCGCCGATCCATGCAAAAGTTTTAACGAGTTTCATATTTTTCTCCTGATTATTTAACGAATTGTGAATCGGGTTACAGAATCCATACGCCGTCAGCTTCTACGCCGATGACGGTACCTGCTGCCGAACGAGTTGCACCACCATTAGTCAGCGCAACCGTCTGGTCATCGGCGATATAGCAAACCTTACCCATACTGGCTTGCGTCACTGGATCAGCCGCCAGATTGGCAAACTTGAATGCCTCACCACGACGCACCAGCACTGATTTCGCACTGGCAGCGCCGCCTGTATTGTCAATCTGCTCTTCCGCGCGCCCCAGGTAAGTCAGGGTGGCGGCTATTGCGCCTGGTGTAGCGAGACCGGTTGCGGTCGCCGCAACCAGTGAGCCAGCAAAGATCTTGACACCAGCGGCAAGCGGAACAGAAATCAGCTTTCCATCCTTCATCGGTGTATTACGATCAGCAACGAGTGCGGTCATATTTTTCTCCTAGGTATTTGATTAGTTGATTAAGCAGCGCTTAATGATTTTGTTTTTTTGAAGTCGTCTGGCAATACGCCCATGCTGCGGCACATAGCAAGTTCGCTTTCAGACAGGTCGCCTGATGCGGTACCTTCCGGCGCTTTCCCGCCAGTCTGCGTGCCAGTCAGCGCGGCGACAGCTTGAGCGCCATCGACGTGTTGCTTCAATAAACCCAGATTAGACTTACCCAGCTCGCGTGCCCAAGCCTCCTGCGCGGGAAGAATTTTTCCGGCATTCAATGCAGCCATGACAATGCCATCGACTTCACGAGCCGCTTGCTCTCCTCGCAATGCAGCAACTTCGTTTTGCAAGGCGGTCATTACAGTGACCGATACGAACTCGGCTGGATTTGGCGTAGAGCCCTTGAGTGCGGCGATCTGTACATTCTTTGCTTCTACCAGCCTTGTAATGCTGAAATTTGCAGCGGCTGTTTCAGTCGCATTACCAGCCTTGATTAATGCCAAAGCCTTTTGCAGCTCTGCGGCGATTTCTTCCGGGGTAGCGAGCGCAGGAAGATTAAGCATCCAGCGCAATTGTTGTAACAGTTCTTCTAAATCCATGGTGAGACTCTCCTTCGAGATGGTTTCGGTTAATAAAAAGCTGGCGGCAGCACGTGACAAGACATCGTCCATACCATCGATACAGGCGTAATTGGTGAGTGCGGCGGAATGAATTCCTTTGATTCGACCCGTGCCTTTTTCGTACAAAATCACGGGTGAGATGTATTTGTATTCCTCGCTGTCGATAAATGCCTGAGCATTTGCTGTCCAGCGAACTTTAACGAATAGCCCTTCGCCCTCAGACCAGCGCAGCGCCGCACCTGAAAACCAGCCAGCAGCTGGGGCGGGTTGGCCGTTTTCTTGTGACAGTAAGGTTTGATGCTCGTAGTCAATGACGAAATCGTTCTGGCGCGCCGAGCAGGCAGCAATTACCTCGGCGGCAGCTTTTGCATCCATCACCCAACTGGCTGCATCTTTCGGGCGGCCATCTATGCCACGAAACGAGCCTGCCGGGGTAAGTTGGATTTCACCATCGGCATTCATCATCACTGAACAAGCAGCGATGCCGAAGCCTAATGAAGATTTTTTGGGTTTGAATTTCATGACCGCATTTTGAGCGGCACGAAGCAGTGTGTTAAGACGGAGGGGGTTCCGGGGTAGGGCGGCTAGGTATTTTTTAGACTACTCAGATTTTGGAAAAACATCAAACATCTTTCACAGGTTGAAATTGCAGCAGCAAACTTGCTCATCAGTCGCAAAAATAGGCCGTTAACCATGCGTTAAAAACCTTCCGCGATTTATTTTGATACATCCGCCGCACTCATGACTGATAAGCGCGTTAAATCGCTCTGTGCTTGATCTGTGTATTTAGCCAATAATCCGACTCAAGTAGTCGTTGACCAGGCCGAGAATATTTTCTTCAGCTTCCGGTTGCAGCTGGCCTTGCGCATCGATCGGTAAAAATGGACGAGCTGGCATGTGAATCGTGTGCGCCCCTTGCTCGAACCAACGTGACACTGCGCGTTTATGACTGTCCTTTGCAAAAATAAGCCCCTTACCTTTAAAGTGCTCAGTACGCAGCAGGTTCCCTTTAGCGTCAGTTCGGTGACGCACCAAGCGGCTTTGTGCGGGTTTATTGATCTCGCCACCCAGCTGGTGAATAGCGGCATAGACCTTGTTACTACCTATCGTGGCGCTGGTGGCATCATGGCTAGGGGTAATCGAGGCAGCAAGCTGTCCGCTATCCTGCAAGATACTGCCACCCTCGCGACCTTTACGCGGCTTAATGCCCAACCACTTCGGGCGACCCTCAGCAGCGAAGTTTTTCACTGTCTGCCGCTCCAGTTCTTGCGAAATGCTACGCATGACAGGCGACATATCCTGTCCGGTATGAACCAGACGATCCAGCATGCTCATCACGTTTTGAGCTTCTACCTTGATTTCAAACATGACTACCTCTTATAATCGTTTCAGCAAGGTCGGTTGTCCGCCGATGGGTAATGGCTAACTGCTCAAGCAGCGAAGTATGCAGGTTCAAGTCCCGCCACCGACCTTCACTCCATTTTCACGAATCGATTCCCGTCTTTTAATCTTCCCGTCCCGTCTTTCGTTGGCGGTAGTCGGTACGCGTTTACAACAGCATCGAGCTTGCCGTGATGCTTGACGTTGGTTGCGGCGTCGACCGGAACGTAGATCAAGCCGCCATCCCCATCGTTTGCAACATAGACCAGATTCTTGTGCAACTTATCCCAGTACACCGCATCAGGTTCGGATACCACTTGAGGCAATGCCTGGTATTGCGCCAGTGTGAGCGTGATGCCATCGTCTTGATGCTTCATGCTATCTGCATGTACCAGGCGTTTTTCAGGCAAGGCCAGCACGCGAGCCGGATCCACACCGCCGTTGTTCTTTCTGGCGAAGTCGGCAATATCTTCGGATACAAAACCTACCACCTGTGCCTCATGTCCTGGTGCACGCTTGGTCAGCGCCGTGCCAACCCAGTCGGAAAACACCTGATGACGTAGCTCTGAATTATTGATCGCCTGCACGGCCTGTACGCGGATGGCGCGGTCTTTCACCGCACTGATCTTGCGCATCACCTCAACATCGTTGCCGAATACGGCGCGGCCAGGGTTGTAGCTCCATCCGGCATCCGGTGCGAATAGCTTATCTTGACCATCCACTTTCATGCGTAGCGCCTTGACCTGAACCGTGCTGCCATCCTTCATGCGAATGTCATGATCGATCAGTCGGTCTTCTGATGAGTCAATGGGAATGCCATCACGCTTGACCTCAACAGCGCTGATCGCACTCACACGGCAGCGACAGTTAAAACCATTCGGCGGATACATTGCGCCCCATAGCGGATCATCATACCGAAATACTCTTCCATTCATTGCACGGTGCGCCGGGCGCGTGCGGCCATCCAGTATTGCAACATATTGCCAGTAGGGGTGACTATCTACGCTTTCCATCATGCTGCGATAGCGTCCAGCCATATAGGCGGTTTGCATGTTGGTCTGGTAGATTGTTTTCAGGCGGCGAGGGCTGCCGAGCTGCACAGTGCTCACCTCTCCGGTCAGGGTGTCAACATGCTCGGTTTTTCCCCACCAGCCTTTGGCCTGCAGGGTGGGCGTTAACTTTTTCTCAAAATCACGCAAGGTGGTACCGTTGTTTAACGCTTCATCCAGCGCACCGCGAATATCGTTGAGGATATCGGTGTTCATCACCTTGGCCACAGTGAACGCCTTGGCCTGAGCTTCCTGCCACAAGTCGCGCCATGACCATGTGATTGCATAACCCTTGGACTGAAAGTATTCGATCGCCTTTTCAGGCGGCATACCGAAGACGGCAGACAGATCAATCTTGTTCATTTTGCGCGCTTAATTTACCCCATACATCGGCCACAAACATAGCTCTGGCCAGCGCCTGTTCGAGCTGCTGCGTAATCATTGCCGGGAATGTCTCAGCCAGCCTATCGAATACCTCGGCATAGTCAGCAGATGCGGCTATCAGATCCAGCACGGGCTTGAGTGCGGCCTTAGCCTGCGCATCTAATTTCGCCGGATCAATACTCTCGACACCAACATCAAGCGCAGTCTGGTCTGGAAATAGCTCATCAATTACACCAGCAGATAGCGCGGCTACTCTCAGCGCACTTTGTGTCGTAGACACAGGCGAAACAGCCGGTGCAACCAAAACACGAGCACCCTCTTCAGGCAACGGAATTCCCGCTCGCTCATGCGCCCAATCCTCTGGAATCTGCATACCAATACCAACCAATTTCGGGAGAGCTTCAGCCAGCGTGGCTAAATCTTGAATTTCCCGAACACGGAATACAAAGCGTGGTAGACGGCGACGATCCTCTACACTACCCTTGTTCAATGCCAGAATCGGATAGACCAGATCGCGGGTCAGCGTGCCACCAAGCTGGATTGCATCCGATACCATTAAGTCATGTCGAACTTCGTTATGCACATTACCCAGCGCATTGGTGCTGCTCTTTCCATCCGCACCACTAGTCAGTGTTCCGCCCAATACCGCCTTGCTTACGCTTTTTTCTGCCCAGGCAATCATCGCCTCAAATGGATCGGAAGCGCCTTTAGCGGCCTCCTCAAAATCGATAGACATCCCCTCGGGGATAATCCCCGCTGCATCATGACCGATGTTCGTTACGGCACGGAGCAATGTGGCCTTCTCTTCGTCAGATGCCCCCGACTGGTATTTGCCCAGCCTTAATGGCAAGCCATAGATTTCTAAAAATTCAGCTAAATCACCAACTGAGTAATGCTTAAACAGATATGGCCATGACAAGACACGATGCAACCCAGATCGTGAGATATACCCACTCTTTGCCTTATGCACATGCATAATCCAGCCAAACGGCTGCAATGCCTGCCCATCCAGAGATAAGTCACGAAGGTGAATTTTAGTGCGCGTCTCACGATCCATTTGAAACCAACCCTGCGGACGGTGGTTTATCTCTTTAGGCAGCCAGTCACCGCCCAGTCGCTCCCATTCAATCTCCTGGCAAGAAAATCCATGCCCAATAGCATCCAATGAATCCAGAATAACGTCCTCAAAATTTGGGATGTCCTGAATCATTTCTTTTGCATAACCGGCCAGTTTTCTCTCTGCTGCACTGGCAATTCGTGGCGGTACAATATCCCAATCTACGGTGAGCAATGCGCGCTTACGCTTTCCCATCTCGGCGTAGATATGGGCATCCCGCTCTTCCATATCCATAAATAAATCATGCTGCGCACGAAGATCGCCCTGTTCGGCGCTCTCAAGGATACGTGCGAGTTTTGCAGGCGTTAAACTCCGGCTTGGATGACTGGCAAATTCGCGATGCAGCTGTGCAAGCTTAGCCGTTTGCGGCTCGCTCAACTCTGCGCGCCTGATAGGATCGCCGTTTGCATCTAGAATTGTTGATGTGGTTACCATGCTTTTCTTCCCCTATCTTCATCGCGCCGACGGCTGCCTGCACCTTGGTATTCAATTTTTGCCGAACCTGATAGCGCTGCGGCCCACAGCATATGCAATGCATCAGGACCATCATCGTGATCCGCCTTAGGGAAGTGACGCAGCTGGTCAATCAGTGTGGTCTGCGATGGATGTAGACGAATCAGACCATTGGCGAAATGCGGTTGCAGCGTCTCGATGCGTAGCAGCTTATCTGCCGTTGGCTTGACTGCGCGAGCGGGGACTGGGATGCCTTGTGCCGCACTGCGCTTCACCAGCTCGGTATAAAGAAACTCCTGAAATTGCACCGCTTCGACCACCCACAATACACACTTGAATTCGCGCTGAAGTGCAATCACGTCTTCTATAATCCTGTCAGGCAAGCGCTTCTTAATCGGTGCAGCCACAACATATAGCTTCCCCGTCAGACGCTCATAACCACCCACCAGCAAGGCCGATGGGTCACGCGATGCGCCTGCCTTCCCAAGAGAGGGGTCGCATGCGCCAAAGTAGATCAGATTGGGTGGCAATGATGTCCACCAGCAGCCATCCAGGATATGCGCGAACGGCGCATCGTCACCGGATACTGGGTCATTCTGCTGTTCCGAATCAAATGCCGCTCGACCATCTCGGGCGCGTTTGACCATCAACTTGTAGAGCGGCTGCCCATCCGGCCAGCATATGACCGCACCGGCTTCCATCTCCTCTTTACACCTAGTGTAAAGCTGTAATGCAGCCTCTGGTCCTTCGTTGAGCAGCCGTTCTTCCCACTTCTCCCACAGATGCATGTTGTCCGGCCAGCGCTCGATGGAGCGGAATTTCTTCGATGACCAGAGTGGGTTTTTGAGCAGGCGAGACAGCACTGAGTCGTAGTGCAGGATGGTGCCGATGATGATCACATCCATCGTATCATCCGCTTCGCCCAGGGAAAGTACCGTTTTTTTCAGCCAATTTTCCAGCTTATCGCGCTGCTCAGGGCTGCGCACGTTCTCATCATTTTCCAGATCGTCGCCGATCACCAGATCAGGGCGATGCGGGCCGTGACGCAGGCCGCGCATCCGCTTACCTGAACCGAATGCCTGTATCTTGGCATCGTTGGCGGTGATGATGGTGCCGACATTCCAAACTCTGCCGCCGCCGCACGCCTCCGAAAAGTCCATTTTCAGACGCGGATTGAATGCCAGCTCAGCCTTGATCGCCTCCAGCATAGTTGCCGCCTGATCCAGCGCATCCATGACGATCACCGGATAATGCTTGCGCCCGGTGACGACGCACCAGATTACGAAGATCTGGGTAACCAGGGTAGATTTGGCATTGCCGCGCGGGGCGGCAATCGCTTCATGGTCGCCGGTGCCGTTATCGACAATCTCAGGAAGACGGTCATACAAGTAGGAATGTAACGCCGCTTCGCCTTTTTTAACGTAGTGCGGAAAGTAAGTGCGCGCAAAAAAACGGTAGTCACCCATCGCCCGTGCACGGCGTTCAGCGAGCGCAGCCGGATCCGGATCGAAGCCGTCCACCTCCGCTTCGATCTGCATGCGGAAGTTCTGGGCTAGCTTGCCTATCTCTTCAAGGAATGCGCGTTTTGAGGTTTGGTTACTTGCCATCGTCTTCAAACTGCTCTCGCAGCACCTTGTACATCTCCATATCGGCACTCACTGGATCGAATAACGTGACCAGCGCCATGAGCAGATACCCAAAACAGCCCGATACACGCTTTCTTAGCGAAGACGCGCGAGCCCATTCACAGTCTTTTACTTTAACCATACGCTCTCGCCAGTTCGTCACCGAACGGCTCCATCGTCTCAATCACAACCAGCATGTGTTTTGGATACTTGACCCGGACAAACTCGGCATAACGCTTGACCACATCCGTGGCCACGGCAAGCTTGTCGGTCTCCGGCATCAGCTTGCGACTGGCGGCCATCAATTTGTTATAGGCGTCGGCCAGACTGCACAGCATCTGCACCTTGTCGCCCGGTGCCATATCAGGTGCTTGCTGGATGGATTCGACGGTGGCCTGAACCTGTTGCACCACCACGGCCAGCGTCTGGCGTACCACGTCCTCAATTCCACCACCGGCGATCATCTGCGCGCCGCGCGCCTTGTCCCAGTCGTCACCCAGCTCTTTACCTGTGCGCTTCCAGTTGCGCGCAGTCGCATATGGCACACCTAACTTGGCAGCAGCAACTTCCAGCGACAACTGGTCAAATACATAGGCCGCACGAACTGAGCGGCGTGCATCTTCACCGTGTGCCATCAGATCAGACTCAGTGGTTTAGCTGCGGGTTTGCTTTGCGTCGCCACAGGAGAAGGGCGGCGCACACCGTCTATCTGGCTGCGACCCAGCGCGATATCTTCACCGCGATAGGTGAGTCGCACCACATCCATCTCCAGCATTTCAATCAGATCAATGCTGACCAGCCATTCAAGATCAGCCATCATTTCATCCATGCTGGTCACATAGCCGGTGCGTCCGACCTGATCGCGCAGCACGGCGCGATTCATTGTGAAGGCATTCGCAAAGTACAGCGCCAGAAGGATAGTCAGGCGGCGTGATGCGGTTATTTCTTCGGCGTAAGTTGTCACTTTTTACCTCCGGTCAGTAAGTGTTGATGGATGGTGTTGAGCAGATTCCGCACACCGATAAACTCACCAGATAGATGACCGACCTCTGCTCTTAGCTGATTAATTTTTTCGTGAATGCCGCCTAGATCGACATGTGTTGGGGAATTTTCAGCACTGGTTTCAAGTCGGGTAATACGCTCTGATTGCCCATCCAGCTTTTCGTCCAGATCAGCCTCCATTTTTTCAATCTGATCTTTTGTAGCCTTATCTTTGTTTGATGACCTGACGTACATAAACGAAGCTACATTGACCAGCAATCCTAGCAATACAACACCCAGCTTCATCCATTCAATGACCGAATCCATACTTACACCCTTTGTTTATTCTGCTTTTCACGTAGATCGTAATCATCCCGACAATCGACATCACAGAAACTGCCGGAATCAATCGTTAATTCACAGTTGTAGCATTGACCAGTGAACGGCATGGCATCCGCCATTACCTGCCGGTTATCCAGCGCCTGGCTGCGAAACCACTCTTCAGCCTCGCAGGCGCGATCAATATCATCAGTCATAAATCACTCCCGTGCGCACTCTGCCAGTTTCGCCAGCTGATCCCGGCACTGTGCTGCCAACTCCATCGACTCGACGTGATTCGCCAGCAGATCCGCCAAACTGCCTGATTTCGCTGGTGGCGGCACGGTGCATGGATACGTAAGGTTCGCTGGGCACGGGCGCGGCTTCACCGCTATTGGCGGCGT